CGCGCAATCCCTTTTTAAGCCCGAGTCTACCGGCTCTTTTGCTCGCCCGGTAAAGAGTGCCAAGTCCAGGTTTTCCAAATACTGGCTTCGCTATTTTAACGTGTCGAGTTCCAGCTTTTATGGCAGCGCGAGCGCCGCCTACAGCACCGCTTGCAGCGAAGCCAACTCCCGCACCAACTCCCGCGCCCTTAAGAGTTGCTTTAATCTTTTCTCCTGTGGTGCGGGCACGCATACCATAGGGGGCATCTCTAGGCGGCCCATCGCCCTTGTCGCGAATTGGTACGATACGCCCGCGAACACGAATGAACCGGACTTTTCCTTTTTGCTGTTCCATTACGAAACCCTCGAAAAGTTTTCTTGACTGGAGAGCCGCCGAACTTGAATGTCCCAAGTCAAATAATTTTCTTTGACTGAAATGACCGTGTAAAGATCCTCACCCACGCGGATAAATCGCTCTTGGTTTTTCTTGCCGGTATCGGCGCGTAAGTCAGAATCTTCGTATTTGTTTTTTGAAATTCCGATAAGGAAAAGATCGCCCTGTTTAACAGCGCCACCCTCGACTAAGCGAATATTGTGCGATAAGTCCTTAACGCCAGGGCTGGGGTAAATTTTGGTTACTGTATCGCTTGCGCGACCGTCGCCCACTGTCTTGCCAGACCATTTTCTGTTTACAATGGAGCATTCTTTCAAGACCAAACCGGCCTTATCCCGCACAGATAAAACGGAGTCGATGCAATCGGCAAGACTCGCTATGGTCTTGCAAGTCATACGCACACCTGCATATTCACTCCATCGCCCGCGATTAGCGGAACGTCGAGAGTATGAGAAAGCTCACGAGTGAATCGTTTGCGCTCTTTTATGAGCAAATTGCGTTCCTCGGGATTGATTTGGATATCTTGCACCTGACTTGTACTGAACCGGCAAGCCGCGGCTTCAAGTTGCTCATCGACTCGCTTAAGACTCGCGAGCAAAGAACGCACGCGAGCCTCGGCATCCGCTACCAAATTGTCTAGGCGGTCGTTCAGCGTCTTCTGATAATGCGTAGAGCTTGCTATCAGAATCTTGGCCGGATAGCCCAGATAAAACATCGAATCGTGTTTTTCTTTGGTAGTAAGGGCCATTTACTTGCCTTTCTTTTTGCTCGCCTCGGTCGCTTTTACTTCCGCTGCCTTGGCTGCGGCTTCTTTTTTCTTCTTTTGCTTTTTCTTTTGGTTCGCAATCATCATGCCCATAAAAATCCCCCATCGAAAGAAATGGGGGCCGTTAAGCCCCCAAGTGCCTTAAGCGTAGTAACCTACTAGCTCGACCTTAGCGCCAGTAAGGGCTTGGCCCGAACCGCCGTGCGCTACGTCAACCTGAAGGTTATCCGTCGCAGCGACTTCGAGCGCGGAAGCTGCGCCAAGAACCATGTTCTTGTACTCAGCTTGAACGAGCGCCTGAAAATTCGTTGCGTCACCGCTGTTGCTTGTCCAAGTCGCCAGCGTTGCGCCGCCTTTCTTCTTCAGAATGACGGTTGCATGGTTGGTGCCGTGGCCAGCAATTGCTGCGTTGTTCATCATTTTCACTTTCGTGACGATGTACTTTTTTGCGGGCTGCATGTGCGTTACCGTTTGGGCAGCGCCCGCGGTAACGTCGCCAACATCCAAAACCATTGTATGTGGGTTGTTTTCGTTGCTCTTGCTCATTGTGCTCCCCTTAAGCGTTGACAGTTGTGGCAAACAGATTGCGATTAATCCGCTTGTCTAGCGCGTGAATCTTGCTGTGAAACGCCTTTACGCCGTACCACATAGTAGCCGACCAAACCCATTCGCGTGCGAGGATATCGCGGTCTTGCTCAGGATTGAGGTCCGCCTTGGTGATGATACCATAAGCGTTTGGCTTCATGCAGAACGAGTAATAAGACTTCTTGCCGCCGAGATCCGGACCTTGCGGAACCGTATCGGTAACGACAACAGCCATACCCAACAGACGACCAGCGAAGCCCGGTACGCCGTACATTGGATCATTTGCATCGGCTTTCAAGAATCCGCTTGTGGAGTCATTGAGCAAGCTCAACTGGTGCAGTGAGTGCATGAAAAGAACAGCCGACTGGTCTGCCTTATCGCCGAATGCGGTAACGCGGCCCGTGTTCAGCGTGCTAATGGTGCAAAGGTCGGTGTTAGCTGCGCCAACAAAACCAGCCTCGTAGTTGCCTACGGTGTTGATTTCAGCAATCAGGTCTTTATCGACCTTCTCAGCCATGACGCGAGCGATTTGTGATTGAACTTCGCTAAAGATTCGCTCTTTAGCTGCCGCGCTCTTGATAAGCGCCTTGTCCTTAACCCCAACCGCCTTGCCGACTTCCTTAACGGATGCGGAAAAGCTGTCGTCCGACAATTTATCGACCGTCAAGCCAGAATCTTCCGCAGGTTCTTCGGCGTCGCCGATAGCCTTGTAATACGGAAAACTCACGGTGTCGCCCGGTGCGCCCATGAGTTCGTTGTCGCGGAGCGCGAAAGCGCCCCAGACAAGTTTACGGTCGAAGTAGGCCGAAATATGGTCTTGCCATACCTTCGGTGAAAATAGCCAATCTGACGATTGTGTAGCGCCCATTTATGTCTCCTTTCAGACAATCATGCGTTTTTCACGAGCTTCCTGCATCAATGATGCGTATAGCTCGGGTTGTTTTGCGTATAACTGAGACTTCTCAGTTATCGTCATTTTCGAAAACCGTTCTGCGGTAACTGCACCGCCCCCGTTGCCGTTGGGTTGATTACCGGCTGCGCCGCCAGCATTCACGCTTGAACTACCCCCGCGTGGTGTCCCGCCCCTAGCGTTGACCTCCGCGATAATATGCCCAAGCTCCTCCTCGGATAACTCCTCATCCTCTCCCAATGCTTCGAGCTTCTGCCCGAGCAAAAATTGGAAGTACGGATAATTTTGCCCCGAGATACCGTTGTCCAAGGCCAGCTCCATAATCGCGCTTCGCACCTCAAGACTCTCATGACTCGATTGCAATGCCGCGATTTGTTGCTCGGGTGGGATTTCGTCACCCTCATCACTACCAAGAACTTTTTTCAAGCCGCCCGTGATGTCGCCAATTTGCTTGGACAAGGCCGTAACCTTAGTCTCAAGTTCCTTAGCTTTAGCCCGCCGCGAAGCGTTCTCATCTCTCAAGGACTTGATGTAATTCTTGGTACTCTCATCCCAATTCGCTCCATTAGGTTCGCCTTCACCGCTCCCCCCACCTTGCGAATTGCTGCCACCAGTCGCGCCGTTCTCGACGCTACCGCCAGCGGTTTGCTGAGTACCTGCCCCAGCGCCCTCTGCTCCATTGGTTTGAACCGTCATTTTTGAAAATCCCCCTTAGTTCCAAGCCGCCCGATATGGGACCAAAATCGCCCTGTCATTTGGTCTATCTGGCGGAACCATGAATACCCTCTTTTCCTTCCGAGTCTGCCCGTTCTGCAATTTGCGAACGTAAGTAAACTCGAAAGGCTTATCAATATCGACAATCGGATTCTTTCGTGCCAATTGCTTGGAGTCTTCACCCGTTCGGTTGTCCATCGGATGAATGAGCGTTTTCTTTAAATCTGGAAGATATCGCTCTTGTACCTGAGTCATGGAAGTCATTTTCCCCAGGTTGTACACATTGTGCAATTCGGTTCGACCAATGCGCAAAAGTTTCCACTCTTCCAACATTAAATATTGATTCATGCGCTTGGTGATAACGCCAAGGGGGGCCTCTTCAATTATCGCATTGGTAATTTGCTGCGTCATGATCTGCCGAGTTTGCTGCGTGTATGCGTCGATACTAGCCTGAAAGCGATTTATTAGAAAGTTCTCGGTGTCGAGTGCCACCGCGAGCGCGTCCACGTTGACGGGTGCCGCCGCTCCTGTGAAGTGTTTCGAGAACTTTCCAATCTCCGCTTCAAGATCCGTCGCCGACTGGAGCGCCATTTTTCTAATCGAGGGACTGATACCAGATTTGAGTGAGTCCCCCATTGCCGCGAGTGCCCCATCGACCTGAGCAAGAACCCCGCGGAGCTTCTGCGCTGAATAGGACGTTTCTGGGAGCCTGTCGAGGCGGTCCCTCAATTCCTGTCGGATCGATTTGTATTTGCTCAATAGCTTCTTTGTTTCGTCTTCCTCAAGGGATTCCACGGCCCCAATGTGACGCTCGATCAGTCCCATTGAATCTACTTCCTCGAAGAAGCTCATTCGGCCCCTTTCTTGGGTCGAATGGGAACAATGCGCCCGCGAATACGAACGAACCTAATACCCTTACCCTTGGCGGTAATGATTCGGTCAATATTAGCTGCCTTGGGAAGTTGAGGAGCCGCCTCGCGCATAAGTTTCTTACCGTACCATTTTCTTTGCCCCGCTAGGCGTTTGAATGCCGCATAGCCAGAGCCCCCGAGTTCGCGAGGGCTAAGAAATTCAGCCGCCGCATTATGCACTGAATTTGGCGCAATTTTTGTCTCGCTCAACACCTCAAGAAACTCGTCTTTGCTGATATTGGCTTTTAGCTTCTTAAGCAATTTAGCGGGAGAGTAAGAAGGGCTTGGTTTAAATTCACCCTTTATCACATCCATAATACCACGGGACATTGATGCCGCCTTATCCGCAGCTTTTTTGGCCTTAGCCCGCAATATATCATTATGCGGTTCGCGCTCAGTCGTGCGCTTAACGATATCCGCCCAATAGTTTTTATCCCACTCTTTGCGGGCCGCATTCATCTCAATAGATCGGCGATGCGGGTCTAGTATACCGCCCGGCTTGAAAATACTTCGGCGTAGTGCGACGTCGCTACGAAATTTCTTCCAAAGAGAAAACGCGGTTTTATGCGTGTTAATATCACGAATAGTGCTTCGCAAACCTTCTACACGGGCCTCGGTGAAAGCCACCTTAAAGGGGACGATCCTACCGCCGACCTTGCGCAAAACTGTTTTGAAGGATTTTGCTAATGCCACCTAGAAGCCCCCGCCAAATGGGTTAAATTGCGGCTGCGTGTTGATTTTCTGAATCTCGGCCTCGATATCCTCGACTCCGAAATCCTTGGCTATCCATCGCAGCGCCGTTTCCCGCGAGATCAAATTAGCTGCGGTCGCGGAACTCGATATGCTCACCTTCTTTTGGAGGTCTTCCATCGTCTGCGGGAAAATTGGAGGCCATATTGTCTGAATCTGAAGAGACTGCGGAGCGTAGCCCTTGGGTATCTCGAATGGTAAGGGAATGCCGCGCTCGCTATAGATCAGAGTCGCCAGTGCCATCTTTTGCAGTAGAACAACTAAACGCTCCTCAACGATCGGGCGCAACTCGTCGATCAACTCGACCATTGGCCCGTGCAAGACTTCCATAGCCTTGCCGCTCTGCGCATGCGCAACGATCTTCTCGGGATCCAACAGAATAACGCGGGCGATATCCTGAAGTCCGAGCTTGATACGTTCGCGGAACTCCAGCGCCTTATCTACGCCGTTTAGAGAGCTTTCGAGGAAAGAGGCTTCGCCCTCTTTGCCAATATTCCAGCCCTTCTGAGAAGAACGGATAAGCTGCGCAACGTCCTCCTCATCCATATTTTTAAATATGAGTTGCGGATCTTGGTTGTACGAAACAGCTTGCGAGGATTGACTGAGCGAATAGTTAAGCTCATCGCAGAACCCCAACAAATCAGCGATCAGGGAGGGACCATCTGGGGAATGCTTTTGATACGCGGTTCTGAACCACTCACCCTGCACAAACCCAAGTCCATGGTCTACTTGCTCAACAATCTCGAACTGCGGAGACTGATTAGGAACATACTCGGGATTGTCGTACTTGGTATCAGATTCCGACCCCAGATCGAGGCGGAACCATTTTTGTTTTTTCTTCTTTGTCGCGGGATCCTCTTCCGTAGGATCCTCGTATACGAACTGAATACGGACAAATGCCAATTCACCGTTTTCCATGAATGTCGGATAAACATACTTTGAATTATAGTGCTCAACCTTGAGCGTACCCATCGACAAATAGAAACGGACAAATACCGAGCCGCTAATGAGCAGATTGCGCGTGGGCTCAAGCATTCGATGATTCAAATGCGAAAAATTCAGGATAGCCCGAATAAATGCGTCGGTATCGGGATCCCCCTCGACCTTGAACGTAGGCCAAACGCTCTGCCCAACTAGCTTCGAGGTAATCCTATTCGAGAACACCTTAGGGAAATTGTAAATCAGTCGCGGTCTGCGCTGCCGAATAGGAACGTATTCCGGCCCAGTATCCCAAGCGTGCAAATGATCGTATTGGCGATTTTCATAGTAAGCGTCATAGATTTCGAGAACGTCCTCGCGGTAGAGCTTTACCGCGCCG